GAACATTGTGTAGACCATCTACAAAAGTTGAGATAGTATTTGATGCTCCATACTGAGTATGCACCAAGCCATCTGAATCGTTTGCGTTAGGCGTAGAATTTGATGTTTTTCTGTATATCTTGACACCTTTTAAATCTCCATTATTAGGATTGGTATAGCTAACAACTATGTTGAAGGCTTTACCAGTAGATGCGGATAGATTACTGGGGTCACTCGGAGCTGCACTTGCTGCAGTCATAGTTATACTTGCTGTACCAGTGTAAGGAGAAAAAACTCCTCTTTGATTCATGTGCCTTACTCTGACTACATACGCTTCGCCCACTGCAACATTTGTTAAGTACGCTGTTGATGTACCTGCTCCAACTGTTATTGATCTATATAAAGAATCTGCTTCGCTTTGCAATTTATAAGCTACTTCTGTACCAAAAATATAAGGAGAAGAATTGTTTGTCCAAGTTGCTTTTATATTTATTTTAGATGTCGTTGCATCTTTCGCTAATACTTGTGCTACAGCTAAATTTGTTGGTGCAGATACAGAAAAATCTCCTGTTGGTACTTCAGATATAGGTCCTTGTGTAATTGGTGTGACATAATCATTGGTTACAAAATCATAAGTAGCTGCGTCAATTTCTTTTAAAACCAACCTACAAGCAGCTACTGGCACTTCATTTTGTTCTACAAATTCTATTTGTGTTGAAAGTACCTCAAACATTTTATTTGTATAGCCTAGTCTTTCATTAGTTACATAAACAAAATCTGCAGGTTGAAGGCGTAAAAATTTAGTTGTAGTCAGTAAAGATATTTGTAGTGTTTTTCTTTGATGCTGTAATGAAATTTTTGCTAGTCTTTCTGCCATAAGATTTGTACTTGTATAAGGCAACTGTATCTCCATACGCTTTAAATAATTTGCGTTAGCTTCTCCGCTTGGCACATCTTCACTTACAAAAGTAGAACTTGTCAGTTCAGGGGTATCAGTACCTACAAATCCATTATCTTTATCTACAAAGACTGCCTTTATAGAATTAAATAATTCGTTAGATTGTGTGTTTTTTGAAACATTTATAGGAGAAAGAACTTCTGAATCAGTGATGGTCAAAGAAGGAGTTTGAGCTGCAGCTACAAAAACATTGAACATACCATTTGTGAAAGTTAGTTTACCACCACAAGAACTTAACAAACCTTCTAAAATTCCATTACCATTTGCGGACATATTAGTAAAACCATTAGCTGTATAGCGTTCTTGACTGATACCACTTATAGTTACAGTTTGTTCACTGGTATTAGCTGCACTCATAAAGCCACCTGCGTTAGCTGATAGATTTAGCTCAGTAGATGTAGCTTTAATACCATAAGTGGTGTTACTTAAATAATCTAATATACATAAAGCAGGATTATCTGACCAAGCATAAGTTGATTCTGTGCCTAATCTATGTGAACCACTTCCCCCTACTGTTGAATCTAATCTAGGGTCATAGAGTTTCTTGCCTTTTATGATGCCTGTAATTTTAGGAATTTGTGGCATTTTTTCTGGGTCATATATAAGCTCTACATACATATATGCACAGTCTTTATAAATAAAATTATTATCTATTATGGTGCTGCCATGTGTAGTTCTAGCTAATGAATCATGAGATGTTTGACTGCCATCGTGAAAGGTAAATCTTACTAATCTACCACTGCCAAAGTTGTTTTCGTTGTCTGTGTTTGTAAAGTCTGAGTTAGTAACTGTATAAATTTTGTTATCAGTACCTGCACCGCTTGAAGTAGAATTAGTAGTAGTTACTGTAATTTCATTGAAATTAAATGAGGTAAAACTATCAACCTCATGTCCTGCAAAAACAACTACCATAGATAATTTATTATTATCTGTACCTGTGGTACGCATAAAGGTAATTGTTCCACCTACCCTAGTTTCTCCATAAATGATCTGTCTAGGTGCTAAAGCTCCTCTGGTACTAGCTTTTGTTCCAAAGTTAGCATTGTTTGCTTCCTGACCTTTAGAGGTCATCATTCCTATCCCTGCTGATATTAGAGTGGTAGCAAAAGTCATTACCGCCATACTTGCAGCTACACTCAATCCACCAATGGTCATACCACCTGCTATAGCAAAACCTGCAGCTCCTGCGGTTGCAACAACTGCGTAAACTACTACTGCTGCGATGATTGCTGTTTTAATCGCCTTAGCCATCTATTCGCCACCCATGTAACGCCAAGTCTGTAGGTTTTACAGCTATACCATCTTCACTAGGACAAAGTATCGCTTGTCCATCGTACATACCGCACATTTGAGACTCTTCTTGCCAAATCACTAAATCACCACATTGTAAAAACATAGGCTTTATCTTGGTAAGTTTTTTAGCCTTTGCAGCTTTATCAATAGACTTAGCTAATGTGCCTCCATAGTCTTTTATAGACTTCATAGCTGATGCTTCGTCTTTCCATTTAAGTTCTTTTGGTATTAATACTTTGCCAGTCATGGCTTTGATACAGGCATCCGAAAACAAACAGCAATCCCACTTACCCCAGACAAATGGCTTATTATAATTAGCCTCTACAAACTCAAAGAATAAAGTTTGCCATGTTTCTTTTTTCTTCATCTTCTAATCGTCTGTACTTGATCTTCATTGCTTGTACCACCGCCACTATTAGAAGTATCATCGTTACTTGGTCTACCCCAATCTATTTGTTTATCTTGTAGTGCCATGACATATTTAAATCCAGTATCTGTGCTATTTATTATTTGTTGCGAAGCTAGGGTGTATCGCAAATTACAAGGTCTGTTCAAGTCCACTAAACGATTTTCAGCATTGACTATTATAGTCATACCATCTGGGTCATCATTAATTGATAGATTCGTCATTCTGCCTGAAAATAATGTTATTTCTCCTGCACTGACATTACCTCCTCCGCTTAAATATCCCATAAATAAAAATATTTTACGATTCTGTATATCTTCTGATAATGCTAAATTCAAAACAGTTTCATCCATACCAGATAAAGTAAAACTACAGTTAGTTGATTTAATCTCTAATGTATCTTCTATATCTGTAATACCTAATAAATCACCTGCACCTGTATAAGTTTCACCATCTAGCGTAATGTCATCAATACCTGTCCAAAGTCGTATGGTCTCTGTATCAAATTGAGCTTTTACTGCAAAAAAAAGTAATTGTTGATCTGCACCTAAACGATTGGTAATTTGTGAATCTATGCCTGATCTACTAGCCATTAGGTGTTACTCGCTGATATATCTTCTGCAACTTCAAAAGAAAATCCATAGGTGGAAGCTCTATTAGCACTCCAATTCACATTTTTGGAAACTAATCTAAACAATCCCTTAGGCTCGTTAAAAATAACAAAATAGCCATCGGTCAAATCTTTTCTAAGTCTTGGTTCTGTGTGTACTGCTACGCTTGTACCTGATTGCACTGCATCTTCTGTCACCATAAGAAGTTGGAATGGTTGGTGTGATGCACTATTGCCACTCAAAATTCCTAGATAGTCTCCTGCCTTGATAGTACCTGTACCAGAATTTATAGTGGTCAGTGCTAGACCAGTTGCTCCTGAGACATTTTGCCTTATAGAACAACTAGCAGTACTTGACTCTGAGGTAAGAGTGGTTGTCGTGACTATAGTTGTGGCATTAGTCACCGAGCTAATTTTATGTGTGCCATTATTGGCTTCGTTTGTAGCACCTGTAACATGAACGAAGTCACCTGCTATTAGGCTACCAAATATAGAAGTACCTGCTGTTATAGTAGAGCCACTGAAAGAAAGTGTTTCACTAGCATCATCTACACGCCTAGAGGCAGTTAAATGGGTTTGATTGTAAGTTCCTTGATTAGTTTTGCCATCAGGGTCACTCATCTGAAAAGAATTTACAGGTCCTTTGCAGTTAGCTAAAAAAGACTGCCAGAGTGCAGCTTGTGATCTTTTCATCGGAGGCAAAGTCAAAGAAGCGGTGTAGTAAGTATTAGGGAACTCTTGTGTTTTCTGCTCTCCAGTGAAAGGAGAGACAGTTGTACCTATAGTTCTGACCAAAGACCAATCACTATCAGTAAAGTTTGGTGAACTAGGCATTACGACTATGTTGTTAGTATTTGTTGTCATGTGCCACCCAATAATCCTTTTCTGTAAGCTCCACCTCTTGCTGCTGCTTCAAAGACTGCCATCTTAGATGTCTCAGCTATCTGTGGTAGCATTTTTTGTACTTCTGCTCTCGTGGTTGCTTCTACACCTAAAGCAAAGTTATTGTTCTGTACGACAGTGACACCGCCACCACTCATAGCATTTTTAGAGTTCATATTGTTAAGTAATGTACCTCCTGTATTCGGCACAAATATTTCAGGTCCTCTTTCTCCAACAAGCATAGGTCGGTTGGCTTGTAGTGTTCCTCCACCTGCTGCTCCTGTAGGGAAACCCATACCTGCGAAGATTGCATCCATGATTGGTTTTATTACCATCATTTGCATAGCAGAAGCTATGATTTGTTTGACCATATCTTTGAACAAATTTTTGAAAGAATCCATAGCAGATTCACCACTCATTAAAGAATCCACAAAGTCTGAAGAAAAACCATTCACAGTTTCAGTTATTACTGGTTGCAACTCTTTCATAGACTCTTTCAGATTCAAAACAGCAGCAGCTCCCTCGTTTGCTTCTTTTGTTGCAGCAGGTGGAACTATACTGCCACCTTCTGAGCCATCGCTAGTTTGTACCCCTGTTACGCCATCTCCTAATCTGCCTCCAAAAAAACTTGGGTCGTTAAGTCTGGTAGCTATTCTACTTCTTATGTGTTCTATGTTTGCGTCTATTTTTTCTGTATCTATTTCAAAAGATACCTTTTCCATAGGTTCACCACGCAACCACATAGGCAACTGGTTATAAATTTCTATGAAGCCATTAACAAACTTACTGAATTGTCGCAGTATTGAATTGAGAGGGCGTTGAAAAGACTTAGCAAACTCTAAAAACCCTATAGTTAAATAATCTATTGCAGTTAATAGTAAATTGAAACCTGTGACTAGCTGTTGTATAACAAAACCTACAGCTTTTAAAGCTATAACTAAGACATCAGCTAAAATACTTGCTAATTCGCCTAATACAGTAGCTAAACCTCCTGCACTTTCATCTGTCATTAAATCCGAAAAAGCTGAGGTAACTTCTACTAGAGCAGAGGTAAGACCTGCCTCACCAATCTCTTTAGCTACTAATCCTGCTTGGTCTTTTGCATTTGATAATGCACCTGATAGTGTTTGTAGTCTTGCTTCTATAGCTCCTTCAAACCTCGTTCTACCGATATTTAAAAGGAATTCAGAAATATTCTCACTTGTATTTTTCATGGTCGTTTCCTGACCTTCAAAAATCATTGTGATTTCATCACCAGACTGTTTGGCTTTGATACCAAACTGCTTAAGCATTTCCATTTCACCAGTAGTCGCATTGAATACTGCTTGTGCTAACTGAGTTATATCTTTGTTGTTAGCAGCAGCTACATTACCAAAAGCAGTTAAATTTTCTTTACTTGGCGTAATACCTGCTTGATAAAATCTTGTGAAGGCTTCGGTTACATTTTCTAATTGAAATGGTGTGGTCTTGGTAAAATCTTCTATAACGCCTAAGGCAGTTTTAGCGTTAGCTGAGGATTGTGTCACCGCAACTAAGGTGGCTTCTAAATCCTCAAATGTTCTAGCTGTATTTATAATTCCAGAACCTAGCTTCGCTAGTCCTAGCACTGCAAACACTCTTCCTAAGTTACTAAAACTTAAAACCGATGCTTTGGCTCTTTTATTTGTTACATCTAATTGTTTGTTGACACGATCTAAGCCTTTACGCAGACCTGCGGTTTCTGCTCTTATTTCAACTATTAATTGGTCAACTGAGGTAGCCATTAGTCAGGATATAGCTCCATAAGTTCTTCAAGCTCATCTCTATCCATAGGTTTGGATTCTGAGCTAGTGTTAAATTCTTGAAAACCTTCTATAGCACAGTGTATTTCTATCACTGAGGCATTCCAAAATTCAGAGGGTTGCATTCCAATCATACCCATACATATCTCCATATATCTTTTGATGGGCAGGTGGTCATCAACTTTTACTCCTTTTTTTTTCCTTCTTCTTCTCCTTCTTCGCCTGAATCAGTCGTAAGTGATTTAGTTAAAAGTTCTGCTACTGCTTTTGCTGAATCTACAATACCTGTATTGCCAACAAGTTTTTTTACATCCTCTTGTTGCAGATCGTTACCACCACCTCTTAAGGCAGGAGTAAGAACATTGATAATGTCTGCCATGCGTATATCTGCATCAGACATCTTTTGTGCCAGTTTTATTATTCCACAACCTACAGCATCTTCAATTTGTAAAATTGAATCTACAGTCAGTCTGGCTTTGTAGTCTTTTCCTGCTAGGCTAATATTAACCTGAGCTTTCATTGGATTTGCCATTTGACTCTCCTTGAGCTTTGCTCGTTGGACTTCCCATTGGAAGTTCTAATTTTAGTTTTAAAATATCGTCTCTGGTATCTATTGATGCCGAAACAACCTTATAAGATTTACCATCTACTGTAATAGTAGTGGGTTCACCTTTATCCTTACCCAAAAAGTTAGGTAGCTCAAGCATATCACCTTGCATTACTGCAGGGATTTCTTTACCACCCTCTTTAACAAGAACATTCTTCCAAGCCATATATTATCCTTAGACTGCTGAGAATGCGATTGCACCAGAGCTTTCTAAAGTCACAGAATATGTGACCTCACCATTGTACTCTCCTGCATATTCTAAAGAAGCAACCATAAACGCACCTGTATATGTTCCAAAATCAGGAACTAATATCTGGAAGTTTTTGAACGCTGTTGCATTCATTGCATCTTTTAGAGTAGTTTCAGTAGCAGCGTCAGTAAAGACACCTGAACCAGAAACTGACATAGAATGAATACCACCATCTGCTAACAACTCACGATTCCCAGAAGAATCTTTATTGGTAACATCTACAGCTTCATCATTGAGAGTTATGGAAGTAGAACGCAATCCACCAACTGTTACATAGGTAGAACCTGTGGTGTTGATTTTGAGCAGTAGTGCTGCTCCTTTTTGTGCTGCCATATTTTACTCCTTTATATTAACCTAATAATACTGCACGAAATCTCATGACACCATGTCTTGTTTTCCCATCTGGGTCTCTCATTATATCACCAAATTCAAACCGAAGATTTATCAGATTGAATCCACTGACACTTAAGCTACTATCATGCAATAAATCATGTACTCTGTCCATAATTTGTTTAGTTTCTTTACTGCCTTTATATTCCGACCAGATATGCAGTGTCAAGGTAGTTTCAGAGCCATTGACATCTTTTGTATCAAATTCTGTAACATTATCTTCACCTATTTGCACATAAGGAAAACTGGTGCTTTCAGGCACATCGTCAAAGACCGAAGCACCTAAAGTAGTCGTTAAATTACTATCGCCAGACAAAGTGCTATAGATTGTACTTTGTAGGGCAAAACCTCCTATACTCATCTAATTACACCTTCTCGTTTGAAGATTTGATTGATTTTACGCTTGGATTTACGCAAAGCAGGTTGCATAAAGGGTCTAGCTGCCATCTTTTGTGTACCAAACTCTAAATGTTTACCATAATTACCGCCAGAACCATCGTCAGCATAAGCTATGATCTTACCTACCACAGCATTTCTTTCTACATCCACATCAATAGATATGCTACTGGCAAGTGTACCTGTGTCACTAGCAGGAGCTTGACCTGCT